CGGTCCACCTGCATCAGCTCTGTACCATAATGGTCACCACCTACAGATGAGCGATGAAGTCTGTTTTTCATCTGATTTTTCATCAAGGCATCAAAGTTTTTATCCAAAAGCTCTGTAGTAGAAGGAATAATGACTTTTCTTCTTACATCGAGGATATCATTACTGACTATTTGAGTAGCAGTAAGACCATCAAGTCTAAGATTCACTCCAGTACCAGTACTACTGCCATTAGCATTCTCGGAAGGGTCATAAGATGAAGAATTACGACGAGTAACAAAAAACATGGGTACAGCCCAGCTATAACCATCTACTGTGTTAATACACCGGGCACGCCAGAGGCCATAGTCCCCTGTCTCTGTACCCATATTAGTATAATTATAAGCTCCCGTTGTATTAGGCCCCAAAGACACTATCAAATCCGAACCAAGACCGGATTCAGGGTAATTATACGGATCCACATTATCAATCACTCGAATACGGTACTGCACCTGTACTCGTTTTGTTGTCTCTATATTAGTATCAGGATGTACCATGTCATCGGTCAAAAAGCCGGAAATAGCTCCTGTATTTCCCTCTTTATATATTCTTTCTACCTGCCTGGATAACACATTAGTAAGCTGCTCTGTCCAGGTCACTGTAGCATCAGTACCGTTATTTGTGTGATATATTTTCAGCTTATCACCGACTACCCAGCCACTGCTCTTATTTGCAAATCCTACAGACAATACATCATAACCGGACCCGGGCAGCTCTGCTGTCCATGTCGTCCAATCTGTAGATCGATATACGACACCATAACCACCACTGACTTCTCCTACTACCCAGGTATAGCCTTTAAAGACTGAGCTATCCAACGGGTGATAATAATAGACCTTTACAATAGAGCCGGCAGCAGGAGCTAGGTTAAGTACAACACCGCCATTTATACCATCCACACTATCTACTGCTACATACGTGGCATCAACATCACCAGGTCGTTTTACTGTTACTTGAACATCACCTGGAACTATTGTAGCTACTCCATAGCCGTCGCCTTTTGAGATAGGGAAAACAGTAGTGAAATTTTTATTTGTACCGTTAAATTGAGAAGAAACTTCTTCACCATTTACGTACTCATCCAGATCAGGTATCAGAAGTACTTTTTTAAGATCTGTAGTAAAACTTCCTGTCGTAGTCCATGTCGACCCACCATTACAGGTCCTGACAATAGTTCCAGAATCTCCTACGGCTATTCCCCATACAGCATTATAAAAGAACACGGAATTAAGATTAGCTGTAACTCCACTGGCCTGAGCTGTCCAGGTTACTCCACCATCACCAGTCTTAATAATGGTACCTGAATCTCCCACAGCCCAGCCGCTATTGGCATCAAGAAAATAAACGCTTCTCAGATTTGCAGTTATGCTGCTGGTTTGTGGCACCCAGGTAATACCATTTGCTGTCTTTAGTATAACACCAGAGTCTCCTACAGCCCAACCTACAATAGACGATATAGCATGGATGGCATTGAGATTATCTGTAACTCCACTTTGAATCATGATCCAGGTAGATCCGGCATTAGATGTCCGAGCCAGAGTTCCACCATCTCCTACTACCCAACCTATTCGATCATCTATAAAAAATATGCTGTTAAGATCATATTTAGTATTGATTAATTGTTCTGTCCAGCGAATACCTCCTGTATCCGTATATAGTACTATGCCATTATTACCGGCTGTCCAGGCCACGTTACTATTATAGACGGATATGCTGTTTAAAGGGTCTATTACAGTATCAGCAGGCGGCTTATTGGTATTGGAATTGGGTGCCAGGAGAGCTCGCCAAACTTCCAGAAAAACCGCACTTACTTTGCTACCGGTAATAGGAGGATCACTCAAGACTATTTTGTTTGTATTAATCTCAGAGGTAGCAGTATTGGTCACTTGAATAACATAGCCATTTACTAGAGCATATTCAGGTATAGCTCCAGTAGGGTCCTGTGTATAAAATTCATTTGTCAGGGATGAGCTGGTATAAAATGGTTTAAAATTAAGCCACCCTGAAGGCAAATGGTACAATGACCTTTTGTTGATAATATTCTGAAGCTGCTGTACGGCATTGAGTTCAGTATCCAGAGGTGGGTATTGCTTCTGAAAAATTATCGTGTCATAGCTATAGGCATTATTGTCATATACGTATGATACACCAGTTCCAAAATTCTCAGCCATTTTTTACTCCACTAGAGTGTCTGTTGAGTTGTTTTTCTCGGATTATCGTAAATAATAGTTAAATTACCCACACTTAAATATTCTATGTTTGTGACAGAAATGTCTTTTGTACCGGTTTCCCCAAACACATAATAAGATGCTTCATAACTTTTTGTGTCCGGTAATTCACCATCTTTAGTACTTACGATAAGTTTACCGTCATTTCTTATATAAGCACGTCCATAAGCCTCTGACACATTCAAAGCATCATCCTGAAGGACCAGAGCTTCATTATTTTCAAATACCCCTCTGAATGAATTCTCATCCCCACCATTATTAATAGTACTGAAAGACAATACTGAGGCTGATGTGATATAAGACTGTACCTGACCTGTATTAAATATCTGCCAGGATACTTTTCCTACCAGATCTCTTACAATAAAGGATCCATCTGCTTTAACCATTCTTGTAAACGGTAGAATCATGTAGTCCACATCAGCAATATTCTGAATTACATAAATCAGTTCACTCTGAGTCAGAGATACTCCAATATCCAACTGGGATATATAATTGGATATTGCCGTACGTATTTTTGAAGTCAATAAATTCAGATTTGTCACATTGGCTTTAGGTACGATCGTAATAATCATATCTATTTTATTTTCTACAGCTGCTTTTACTATCACATCAGCACAGGCATGCTTCATTAGGTCCACTTTTCCCTGCACATCATTTAATAAAGCATTAGTGGAATAAGTGATTGTAAAATTTTCTATAGACTGATACGATATAAGAACTCTCTGACCATTACTAATATGGCCGGCTTCAATGACAGTTATAGTCGTTGCTGTGGCCTCCGTACCCGCTGTTACACTATAATCCTGATTCTCCACATAAACTATATTTTTAGCTTCATTTGTAATGTATATAGTCTCTGTATCAGCTCCAATATAATCGAGAGCCTCATCTACGCCATATACCATGACATGCTCTTCCTCAGAAATAGTCTGAAACTGAGTCAGAGGAAGATTATTGGCATATTTAATTCTAATACCGTCCTGGGCCCCTGTAGACCGCCCTTTATCAAGAGGGTCCTGTAATGATACCAGCTCGTAATTATCCGTCGTGAGTGGTCCAGAAATTTCTCCTACTACAGAAATAATTTCATCTACGGGCTGATTCACCAAAACAAAGACATCCGAGCTTCTGAATTTATAGTCCACTTTTATAACATCTCTGGACGCTAACCCTATACTTATATTCGTTGGTATAGCTTCATTTAAATCTACGGTATTACCCTCACCAATGATTTGGTACCCTGAGATGTCATAAGCCTTGCCTTTTGTGGCATTATATACCTGAGTAACTTCAAATATCGGTGTATGAGGACCGACCCGGGTATTACGACATTGAAACTGATAAGATGCCGTATTAATAACAGAAAACGTCTCTCCCTGCTGTGTTCCTTGAGTACCACTGATACTTTCAAAAGCAAAGGCCAACTGATCAGATACCTGACGGGTTCTTCTACCCCATATATAAATATCTACTTTTCCACCTATATGTGTCTTTCTTAATGTATCATAATCTCTCATCATAAGCTCATCGCCGGCCTTTTCCACTCTAACTGCCCTTACACCAGGAACAGCTATAGCTGTTTTTGCATAGCCTCCTTCCGTTCCCGTATCAGCAAACATAGCCAGCTGTATTCTTGCAGCCAGATCATGATTGGTCTCTCTATCTGTTCCAAATGATATCGGATTAGGGTTTTCTACCTGAAAATCAGAATCTACCCCTGATACATTATTCTTTATCGCATATGATTCTGTATTACCAGACTCCCCAGCTGTCACCGCTTCAACATCTGCTGTAACTTCATACCTATTATTAGTACTATTATAAAAATCTTCCCTGTTAGCATATTCAAGAATTTTAGTTGCCATCACTTTATAGGTCTGAGAGGGTATACCTGTGTCCAGGTCTCCTACAGAAGAAACTACTGCTCCTTCATAAATTCTCATATCCCTAATAGGAGGATTCACCACATAAAAAGTGACCTGACCGGTTGCTACTGCTGCATCTTTACGAATCACATCGACATTTGAAGCCAGTTTATCAAATTGCTCATCAATTAAAACCTGGACATCCGCTGGATTAGAAAGATTTAAAGCTACCTGTAATGTTTTTTTCTTCACAGATTTATTCACAGGATCGCTCTCACCGTCACCATCCGCATCATCAAAATCCTGTAAAGCACTTACTGAGTTGGCTCGAGCAAGAAAATCCTGAATAATGTAAATTCTGGCCATTTCCTCTGTCACAGGATCAATTATGTCACGAAGGACCGTACCCGGTTTCGTATCAGTCCCACTATTGGACAGAAGTATTTCTTCTGAAATTGTCGTGATAATATCACTCTGAGTCCTTGCTGGGAGATCTTTTATCCCAGTAGTAATACTCACAACAGAACTTTCAAGTTCTGATGAAAAAGTACTTTCCGAAACCTGCCCAAGAATAGGATCATAGACCACGGCAGTAACTACAAAAAAGAATTTTGTATCTTCCTCAAAAGCCAAATCAGGCAGGAGCCCTGCTGATACGAGTTCAGCATATCTATCTCTGGTAAGCTGAGCCGTATAATAATAAACCCTTTCAATCTCTTCTGTAGTAGTTGTAACACGTATATTACCATTTGTGTCTACAGACTGATTTAGCTGAGTAGTAATGTCCTCAAAAGTTGTATAATCTGTAACCAGTTGAGTATTTATTTTTACATAAGCCCCATTATTACCGCCACTAACATAACTGACCCAAAAATTATAACCTAAAGTCTGGGGCTCTGGGTTTTTAGTACATACAACTTCTACCTGGTCCTGATAACCTTTTACTTCTATGCCTGTCGGAGAAGAGATAGTCGTAAACGTATCACTCTGTATCAGAGTGATAGATATAGTAGTTTCTGGGCTTAAATTGCCCGTAGTACGTTCTACAGCAACTACAGCTATGTTATTTACTCCCAAGACTATTGTGCCAGTCCATGACCATACTGTGTCTCCAGTAGTATAAGAAACACCTGCAGTAGAACCATTGACCCGTATACGTTCGGCAGTAGCTGAAGTAGTTCCTGATAATGTCTGAGAAGCTACGTCAGTAGTGTAATTTAGCCCTGCTGTAGGGAGAAGAATATCAGGAGCAGCTATGGACATATATAAAATCCTTTAAGCTATCTTCAGAGTTTGTTTGTAATCCACTGATTTACCGGACTTTGCCCTACATACCACTTCTGCATACAGTATTGTAGGATCTTTTTCATCAAAATTTACAATTATATTCCCTACTCTATCTAAAAGTTCCCCGTCAGTAACAGGACGACCCGTTTTAACATATTGCTCCTGCATACTTTTCAGAGCACCTAAAGTAGTGCTTATTTCTGCAGTAATCTTTGTTGTCACAAAATTTTCATCTGATACTTTTTCACCAAGAAAAGTGACGATAGATGTCCCTATATAATTATGAAAAGGGTTACTGCCTGCTTCTGTAACCACAAACTTTTCAAGGTTTTGTAGAAGAAGTTTCTCATTTCTTACTTCTAAAAGGCCACCTCTGATATTAAATGAAATATCATTTATCACATCAAGACCGGCACATTTAGGGCACCAATCTTTTATAGTATAATAAGAGGCCTGAAAATAATCTTCCGGTGAATGCCATTTTTTCTTAAACTTTATCAGTCTGAAAAACTCTGGACTCCCTGAATCCGTATCGTAAACTATGGAATAGTCAGAGGTTGGAACTATGTCATCAGATGCTGTAAGTTCTAGGTCAGCTGCGGATAAAGGTCTGGAAAGACGTATAGTTTTGAGGTCAGACTCAAGACTGACCTCTTCTTTATACATCCAATGATCACAGACAGTTATCAGGTTAAGATCGAATGACATTTAATATCCCGGCTCGCTTTCACACGAAGAGCGACAAGAGTAATGAATAAATAAAAGATTATTACGGTTATTGTGAACTGACTTCACCTTTCTGAGTACTTTCCCCGGACGCTGTAGTCACCGTCACAGACGTTGCTGTTGGGTAATAAAGAGCTGTGAGCTTACCGCGTGTAGCTGCTGAATAAACAGCATCTATGTATTTTCTTGGTGTAGTTAAATCTCTATTAAGTGCAGCATCTTTGGCTGAAAGTCCAAAATCCTTGTTCGGGTTATAATTTTTAAGTGATGCCGGCTGAAATACTGTCATAAATAGCAGCTTGTCTGTATCTAATTTCCTTAGATGATTTACTCCCATCCAATACTGGAAATAGTCTAACACAGGCCCCATAAGCTGATCTTCTATTTTAGGAAAATTCGTTGCTACATAGTCTTTACTAGGGTATTTTAATGTCCTTGCAGTTGTACCTGTTATTTGTATAAGGCCTCGGGCAAAACCTTTGCTTGGAGTCGCTGGATCACCTGGACCTGTTGCCTGTGTGTTCCACGAACTTTCAAAATGTATCAGATAATAAAGGCTCTTCGGACTACATCCAATTATATTACACAAATTATAAAAAACTGTAGATTGCTCCGCATTGAGTTTTCCTATCAGCTTTGACGTATCATAAGGTACATATATTTTCTGAGCTGCTTCTGCTTTCTCTTTTTCCAATTTCTCTGATCCTTCCTTATTAATCAAAACACCTTGAAGATCCTCTTCAGCCGCCGCTAATTGATTGGTATTAAGTTTTGGGACTGCATCAGGACATGGCGGTAACCCTATGTACATTTTTCTATTTTTATCTTTATAAGCTGCCAGAGCTCCGTCTATCCATTTACTCGTGATAGGAATATCATAAAATATATTAACACCAAAAAAATTAGCTGACGCTACACGACTTGTCGGATATGTCTTTGAAGTCTCGTACACAGAACTACCGAAATTCTGAGGTGGTCCACGTTTAATTCCTCTTGACCGTCCAGGATCATTTATGGATGTCTCAAGACTATCTATATATCTTTTTACTTTTTCTTCAGCTACATCATTAAGACCTACATACCACAACATATTCAGCTCTACTCTAAGTCTGGCTATATTTTTATCTGATCCAGGATCATCCAACACAAGACCGTCAGCAGAATCATTAGCCCTTAATAAATCCTGCATACCTTCAGCTTTTGCTGTAGCTCTGAAAATTTCACGAAGAGACATAAGTTTTTGCACACTCATCATGTCAGAGGGAAATATTCGAGCTGGTACTGTATCAACAGATGAAAAGTCTCTAACTTGCTGCGTAGTCATACTGTTATATTTCAGCGCCAACTGGTATAGTAATTGAGTGTAGTATACTCGAGTCTTGGTCAGATCCTGTTTGGCCATGTCAGAATCTGTAACAGGAGTAGATCCAGGAGTCTTTTTTGTTTTAAGATCATCAGATTTCTTCAGGGCCTCTTTATAGAGTTTTTTGGTCAGCTCTATCTCAGAAAGAGTCTTTTTTATGTCATCACTTACTCTCTGTAATTCCCCGTATTGTTCCTTTATAGTAGGATTTAATAATAATTGTCCGACATCGTGCGGGATAGCCTGATTCGGAGGCAATGTTGAGGACATAAACCTAAAAGATTGTATGGGCTCCTGAGTCATTTTTTTATCAGGAGTGTCCTGATAATTTTTGTCTAGCTCTATGTTATTAAGAAGACGTACTTTGATGGAAGATTCTTCACTTCTCAGGTCATCTAATTTTTTCTGTGATCTGGTCAATTTACGCGGTAAAAAAGCTAAATCAGACCATATATTTTTAATGTAATTACTACGATTTAATTCTACTATATCCTGTATATCTTTTATATTGGTTTCTCTTGGATTCATAATTTTATCCTCTATGTTATCAAATTAACCATGGCTTCCCATGCTTTAGTTAATGCTGCTGTCTCAGGCCCTTTTATTGCCTTCAAAGCCGCCGCTTCTGCTGCTGTCAGTCCTACTATAGAATAACCATATACCCCGACATAGCCTACTGAAGTTCCGCTGGGCCCACTGAATTCTTCCTGCCCTTCTAGAAGTTTCGCTGTCTGTATCCTATTTAAAAAGTTACGAATACCTCCTTCTTCTGGGGGCAGCCATAAAAAGGCCGCTGAAGGACCCACTACAAATTTTGTCAGCTCTGCTACCAGTTTCTGTAAAATTATTATTATAGATACCAGATTTTCTATTTTTGATTTCAGGTCTTTAACAAAATCTAAAAATGCCGAGGAACTATCACCAAAACCACCCTTAATATTCTCAAGTAAATCACTCAATAAAGCAATGGCCTCGGGCAGATAAGGTAAAAATAGATTCGTCTGTATAGATGCAAACCATCTGTTTTGTAATATAGAACCATCCGGACTTAATACCTCATGAGCACCACTTTCATGCTGAATTAATTTCACATTATTTTCTGTGTCGTCACACGTTTTACATACAACATGACATTCTGTAGAAGGCTTTCCTTCTGTAACACCTTTAGATGTAACTACATAATAATAATTCAAAACATCTGGCTCAAATATATAAGGTAAAGGTATTCCACCTATAGTGGCTGCAGTAGCCACTTTTTTACCAGGCATATTAAAATCTATATAAGAACCTCCGCCTCTTATATTTCTTTTCACCTCTACCGGTTTAAAAGAGGAATCAGCATATACTCTCATTTTCTGTTTAGGCCATGCAGTTTGATAAGTTGAAAGCATTCTTTTTACAGTCTGTATAAGACCGTCTTTTCCACCTAATTCAGTAGGGGCTACTTCTACTTCCGTCTCTGTCCCTCCTGTATTAATATCTCGATACACTTTAAAAGAGGCTGCAGGAGTAGTCGGAGCGTCCCAATCAAGACTTATCCCAAAGTCATATTCACCCGTTTTAGGATTCGGAAAATACCCGGAATAGCCTCGGACATTTCTGGGCGGTGGAGGACTAAGAGTAATCCCAAAAAGATTAGAAAACTCAAATAGCTTAGCCAGTTGTGTAAGAGCTGTATATACATTATCCAAAGTTTCACTATCTATCAGAATCACAAATCCACCTACTGTATCCCCTTTATTATAATAAGTAGGCCTATGTGGATCAGTTGGATCATCTACAGAATTTCTCAGCCTTTCCATGAAACCCTGAAAACCTCCGGAAGCCATATCAGCTATAGGAAATTTTACCTGTGACTCCTTAAGAAATGACGGGGGCACAATCAAATTCATATAAAAACCGGCTTTTGAATTGGCTAATCTATTTAGCTGATTCTGTGCTTGATCTATGAGTGCCGAGATGAGTTTAGACCAAGAACCGGTAGCATTTATAAATAATTCCACAACCTTTAAAACCGCATTGACAATACCCATCACAGAATTAAGTTTTTCGACAGCTTTAGATACCTTATCAAGTATTTTTGCAACATCCGGAGGTTTAATGACCAGTCTGTGCCACTCATCCCCCGAAGGAGGAGTAGTCGACGGTACATTTGCCAATGCATCTTCCAAATCCTGTTTGGCCTGCGCTAAAAGAGAGGCTACATCAACCATGGTAGATAATGCATCCTCTGTATAGGATTCCACATCAGGCCCGGGTCCTACATACGGAAACACACTTGCATAAGCTTTAAGGTCTATGTATGCCATTTATTTAAACCTTTTCATTTTGCTCATATCTGTTTCAATAATTTTCAGCTCATTGATAAAAGCTTTCCCAATAGAATCAGATATTTTATTGATATGTTTTAATAGATTATTAGGATTAGCTCGCTTCCATATCAACGGATCCGATTGTTGACTTTCTGAGCTGACAGATTCGATTCTATCTGCTTCTCTATTTGACTCAGTCTCGCGTTGCAACCTTGCCTCCTATTAAATCGGGCATCAGCCCATGCATATAAATCCCCTGTACTACCATCCGTATCCCTTAAAACCCCTTCAGTTAATATTCTTTGTCTGATTTGATTCTCACGGGCTGCTAAATAATTATAGCGACCCCCTACCGTACTATCTCTGTCTAATACATAAGCAGTACGATTATCAATATATTCAGAATTTATAGTATTATAAGCTATATTACTGGATCTTAAAGCTGAGTACATCGTAGCATCAGGAAGAAGATTACCAGAAGCTATCACAAAAGATTCTGAATTTAATGCATTATAACTGGCAGGACCTGAAGCATCCCAACCCAGAGCCGCTGAAATAGCTGTCTTCATTGACCCTATAGTAGTATAAGTAGCATACCTGAAAGTCTGGGCATAGGCCGTTGAATTGTATACCCACCACATATTTAATGCCGTCTGATCCACTGTATAATTACCTGATGTAACAAGAATAGAATCAGGCTTTATTCCAAATAATAAACCAGAAGACATCGTAAAAGTGATCTGATCATTTATACTGTACTCACTACCAACTGAAGGGTCCCAACCACTCCATAACCCAGGAACAGCTGAAAGAGTATCTGCATAAACTATGGTAGGACCATATGGAAATGACTGCAATATAAAATCATTAGAATTTGGAGCCTGTAAAACAAAAGAAGTCTGTCCATTAATGGCCGGGCTTGAGACACTATCCGTATTAGGAGTAAAATTTATAGCCCACTGCCAGTCTCCGCCTTTACCTTCCCAGCCTGTATAGAGTGCCGAGTCTATATTGATAGCCACTGTGTTATCTGCTAGTGCCTGTAGCACATTTAAACGGGCTATACCGGTCGTAGCTGAGCTGTCTGAGTAGACCTGCTGACCTATCTCGCTTAATTGACTATTAAGCCCCTGCAGTTCCTGATTCAGCTTAATCTGCTGAGCTGTCACCAGACCTAATTCTGAGCCTGCACTATTGTAAATTATATTTACATCAGCAAGAGAAGCAGGAGAAGTCCTGTCCAGAATATTGGTCAGAGAACTTAATGTAACTAACCTGGATATCTCATTAGTAGCTATGTCCTGAGTTAAATATCCTCTCTCCTGCTGCAGTAACACCATTTCCGAGCCACTCGCTGTTCTATCTATATTTCCAGTCACAATCAATCCCGGAGTGAACCCTAGCTTTTCTACAGCACTACCATACCCCAATTGAACTGTATTATCAGGATACCTTGTACGAATTATTATACTGCTGCTTAATCCATACGAATCTTCTATATCAAGAGAAGGACCATACGTCACATTTGATGTAAGATCTGTACTCAGTTGTCTGGCTATATCTGAGCCACTTAGATTTGATACAGGATAAAACAGTTTCATGAAATAATCAGAAGGATCCCTGAAATATGACTGCAGCTGTTTCCCATTTATAGTAGCATCGAATAAATCCCCGTCTTCCAAACCAAAATCATTATTTACTGTTCCTATTGTCTTGGCCCCTAAATGCCCGTCATCATCATAAATCGGAAAAGCCACTGAAGCATTGTATCGAATACCTTTTTTAGATGTAGTTTTTTCAGCAAAAGGCACCGCCATGACCAAACTAGCATCATTTACTATTGAAGTTACTCTATAACGTTTATCAGAATTCCATACTCCTATATACGGAGTACCGTCCAGTCTTAATTGTTTAGTCCATAAAGATTGTCTGCTTATGCACGTCACATCCCTATGGCCATTTATAAATTTGGCTCCTGTATTGGAAAACTCCCCGCACACCGGATTCGCTCTATATACGGCTATTCCAGTATAATCAGGTATAGGGAACATCCGGTTATACGACAGAGTAGAGGCTTGCTGCTGCTCCTCAGAAAACGTTCCATCATTGTTAAACATCTTAAAGCCGGCAAAAGCGTAATATTCCTGATTATAATAATTCAACCTATCAGAGAAAAAATCATAGATATTCTTATAAGCATTACACTCTATTTCGGCATCTTTCCTTTTATACTCGTCATTTGCAATACCACCCTGAGAATTACCCGAAGCCGTATCAGAAGGAATGTCCCCTCCCTGACTCAGATTACCTGAAAGCATCTGAGCCTCTTCATCCATTCTGGGAATAGTCACCGTTTCAATAAATTCCCTCTGACTCATCGCCTGCACATAAAACTGATCGAGATTAAGATATTGCATTGATATTGTAAGTTTAGACTTCTTAGGCAGCATAGAAAACTGGTCTATAGAATAACCTACACTACTGTCCCCCAAATACTGCTGACCCATGTAATCCAACTCATAAAACTGGCCTTTTACCAGACCTGAATTTAAAATAACAGACCCACTGTCAGAAACTGAAAATGATACGTCTGTCCCATCAGCTCTTAATGCAGGGTAAACATAGACTGTCAATGGGTTTTCATTATGCATAGTAGCATCTAAAGGAACAATCTTACTACTTGACCAGTCAGGTACATAAGTTGTAATAGCTATGTTCGGGAAATCTGTCTGTATAGCAGATGATATCAGAGACATCGTTGGGTAAGTCGCATAATCATATGAAGATGTATCTATAACGAAATCAGTTGTATTTGAATTTATCATATGAACATCTGTCGTTGACACGGACATCAACATACCAGATTGATTTTCAGACACTACTATAGGATTTTTAGAATATAGCTCCAGATCCCCCTCTGCATATAACGGACAATCACTGTAATATACCGTAGTACCTGCAGCATAATCCCGTACTGCCTCAGAGGTCAAATTAACTGTCGTAGCCGTGCCATCATAAGCAGTACCCGCCACGGCATATATGTCATCATCAATTTTCAATAACGTATTTGTACGAAGATACGGGTATAAATTCACACCTTGAAATGTAATCCCTATAGCCTGCGTCGTTATGGAATCAGACAGGACAGGTAGAGTCTCAAATACAACTGAGTCTACAGTATGGACAGTAGGATTTATCAGCTGCTCCGGCACTGTCGTTCTAAGACTTATTTTAGTATCAGACCCAGAAAGACTTACAGCATCTATAATAAAAAAATAAGTGGCTGCTGATTCTACTGTTCCAAGTCGCAGTATCCCTCCAACAGCAATCTCATTAGTCAGATCTACATTCTCTACATAAACATCCTGAACCCCTGCCGAAACCTGAAAATTACTTATATAAACTGGTTTATACTCAGTAAGTTCATTTCTATAACGATAATCAGCTACTACAATATCATTGGGACCGGTGCCTATAGCCAGATTACTTGCATCAGAACCCAGTACTATACTCGTGCCAGATAGCTGGAAGTCATTCAGACTATATTCTTTTTCCCGACTCTCATTATATACCCGTAGCAAATCTACTGAAGCATTTGCCAGTTTTGAATTCTGTAATTGAAACTGAAAAGTGGATCCAGTCTTTATGAGCCTGGAATCACGTACAGTGCAATAAGAAGTACCGTCCGATCGTGTAAGTTCATTTTGTTGTATAGACAGAGGAGTATAACTGGTAATCACTGAATCTGTACTCTGAAGAGCATCTGTAAGCAGTATAGTTCCTGTTCTATGACTTACCCTGAAATCTACGTCTTCTTCTAATACAGTCCCACTTTTCACTATGGATATCGTGCCTCTTTTAAGAGGATATGTATTAACCTGATATGAAGTCTGACCATCAGCAACATCTTCAAGATTCTCATCCTCTACCGGAGTCCCATTTACTTCATAATTAACTGTATAGATATCCCCAGGTCCCGGATAAGCCTGTGTCTGTGGTTTAAGACGCCCTGTTAATGGCTGGAAAATAACATCATCAGCTGGACTCGCCGGAAAAGACAGTTGCTGCTTTTTACCGTTAAGGTATACACTTATACCGTAATCTATGGAATCACTCAGATTTGCAGCTATATATTTTGTCAGTGGCTCTCCCACTGTAGAATCCACTATCGTTAATGTTCCAGTATTAGGTTCTATAACATAATCACGATAAGGTATTTGAACCGTACCATCAATTTCTATAACTTCAGAACCTCTTAAAACTTCATTAACCGGAGATCCGTTAGGAGTACTTGGAGTAACAATCCCATCCATTAGCTGAAACGAACCGTACTCAGAAACAGACGTCAATGCTGTCTGGTCACTGACCCGTTTCAAAAACATCAAATTAGCTACTCTGCGATCCGCTACCGGAGGAGGCAAGGTATATACAGGATTCTGTGAATAACTGACAATATAATTATGGCCTTCAGGATATCTCAATTTGACTATATTGTTTATTTTAAGCTGCAAAGTACTTTCAGGGTAAGGTACGGCCGGCAAAGGAAACTGAAAAGAATCATACTGTGTTTGACGTGCTATAATCGTATTTAAAGCCACGTTACTGTCCATTAAATCTACGGCACCCGATTTGTTAGCCTTAGAAAATTTCAGATTTATACCATCGACCAAGGGACTAAATTGAAGAGAAGTCGCTATACTGCTATCAGTAATTGCGTCATATTCCCAGTAAGAGCTCTCCGTATTATACTCAAAAGCATCATTTTTAGTGTACTGTACCAGAGCACGGCCTATATCTACTCTCTTTGCATTATACGCACTGGTAGTAGTATCTCCGCCATAATTAGTCGTCAGTGTAAGTAAAATATCATTAGTCACAGAAGCTATTCTATAATTAGTCTGATAACCTGCACTTTTTATAATGTCACTTGCTGTGAGATCGGTCAGCCAAGAGGTCCCATCACCTACTACAGTAGGACTCCCTAAAGTAAATAAAGCAGTCCCACTATTTATATTATTATTTCCTATATCCGGCTCTACAAGATACTCACGATTTATCCAGGTAGTATCAAATGCATAAGTACCGGTCAGTCCGGGGGACTCCCCCAAAATGACCGCATTTGATTGTACTGAACTGACAGTAAAAGGATTAGAATTTACAGATATTATATCCAGAGCTCTAAAGTCGTTTGCATTTAATGAACTATAAGGGGAATCAATCGTTAAAGAAGTGATACTTGTAGAATCAAAATAACCAGTACCGTGTAAAACATTCGTACCAGGATAATAGGAACCTGACACATAAACAGTCCCAGTGGTCCTGGCATTATTTAGTCCGGGTTTAGCCCCTCTGATTTCATAATTATTAAGATCTACGGACTGCAGAGCCAATATCTCATCTAAAGTCTTATTTGCCATTTAATATAACCTTCCTATTCCAGGTGCTGCCGGTATAGGTACAGGACCTACCGGAGGTGG